GAAATGTTTCTAGAACAAGTTTTAAGTTTTGTAAATAGAATATTTCACTTGACCAATTATGAGCCAAGAGGAACAACCAGAAAAAAACGCTGTTAAAAAGATTAGCACCTTAAATGGGATTCTTGAAGACGTAATATGTGATGCTTCCGACCTTGTAAAAGACCTTCGCTGGAGCGTAAAGACCTATCTTCTTTTCGGGCTTGTATTAATTTGTTTTGGCATATCCGAGATTGCATACAGCGCGGAAGTCATGCAAGAGAGGTATTACATACCGTTGTTCATAGCAGGAGTCTTATTTTTCGCTGGTGTGACACAAATCTACAACTATTTCCGACTTAGCAAGAAATACGCAAGACTGCTTAGAGTCCAAGATGAGCTTGACAAAGTCTAGGAGAATGCTTGAATGGCGTCTTCTCGGAGAGCACCAGCTAGAATAGCATTGGAGCTACTGGACTGCATAGATGGGAAGAACGGAAAGGCTTCAAAATGGGATTTGATTAAGATTGTAGGGACTGAATCGCAGTTTCATTATTGGATTGAAGAGTTTCTCCTCGAAGACAAATTTGTGGAAGAGCAGGTCGAGTCTAATCATTTCTTTTACAGGAAAACTGAAGCTGGAGAGCTTCTGCAACAGCTTTTGAAAAACGGGAAAATAATGAACGCTCTATTGAGAGTCAGTGGAAAGAAACTCAGATACGAAAGGAGGTGATAGTTAAGTTGAAAGAATTTGAATGTGTGGAAGTCAAACATCACAATGATATCGGAAGGACAATTAAAGAATGGCAAAAAAATGGATGGCGTCTTCACACCTACCAAGCAACAGGGAACGTAGCCGTGGCGACAGCTTTCGTCAATCATTATTTGCTGTTTGAGAAAGGCGAGTAGAAGACGCGCCTATCAGTACTTTTGACAAGGATTAATCATAATTTATCGGAGAAAGTAAAAATCGGAAGTTAGATTTCTCATTGCGGAAGAAGTTTGCTAGGGTTTTCTTATGAATCGTCCTGTCCTAAGGTCTCTGTATCGAACTTGAGATTTGCCGTAACAGTACCAACTTCAAGTCTCCGTGTTGTAAATTTGTGAATTGGTAAATTTACCAATTGGTAAATTTCGCGAGTCTTTATATTCACGATTCTCACTCGGTTTCTTTCGATGATAACACATGAAGGAAATCCTCAAGCAGATTAAGGGTTTAGCGGCTGGCGACCTGGTCAGCGTGGAATGGTGTGACGCCAGCATCGGCAAGAGCCTAAGCAACGGCGCCAGCGGCATAGACGTGCCCGTCAAAAGCGGGGGCATCTACGTCGGCATCCTAGGCCAGAAGCGCAAGCACATAATTCTGGCGCAGAACTGCTTCCGCTACAGCGACGGCTTATACGACATTGACTACACGGCGGTGCCCGTGCCATGGATCACCGGCGCGGCTGCCGTAGCTAAGCGTCACGTCGGGGCGGAGGAGGCGAAGCACCTGCTGAACAGCTTCTTGGTGAACGAGAAAATGACCGAGGGCAAGCCAGGTTTGGGGCGTTGCCTGAGGCAGCGGAGGATGCGCAACCATTGACCGACTGGATTAAACGCGCGTTGACTCGGCGGACCACGAACAAGACCGTGACGCAAGTGGAGGCGGAACCCAGCGACCGACTGGTCTTAGGCGTAAAATTCGCCATAGCCTTCACCTTCAGCCTCACCGCGCTGGAAATCGCGCATCTGGCGTTACTACGTACATGGAACAGCGAAGTGTTTGCGGCTATTACGGGACTGGCAGGCACCATAACGGGAATACTGATTTCACAAAAAACGTAGGGGGGAGAGGTCGCTATTGGTGAAAATTTCGCGCAATAGTATGTTGAAAAACAGAGTTCAAAAGCTGCGGGCAGAAGTCAGAGTTGACACACAGAAACTTCGCAATCAAGCCATAGAAAACCTGCAAGAACTTTTCACCTTAGCAAAAGACCAAGCCCAGAACCTAAACATCAAACTAAAACAAAGACAATCATGGGCGCGAGTCGCAGCCTACATCTGCCAGGTCATAAACACCATCACCGCCCATTTTGACGAACGCCAAATAGACATAGACTTAAACAAACTGGAGGAGTTGATAAACGAAACCGCAACAAAAACGCAAGCTCAAAAATCTTGAACAGCAACTCCTCACCAACCAAACCCCCGAAGTTCCAGCAGACCCCCTTCAATTCTGCACCGAAACCTTAGGCTTCAACCCAACCACCTACCAAACCGAGCTTATTCGCCAGTTCCAAAACAGCCAGTTCATAGCCGCAAGATGGGCAAGGCAAACAGGAAAAAGCCACACCATACGCGCCCTGCTCCTTCACTATGCGCTAACAAATCCCAACACAAACATCGGCGTAGTCGGACCAAGCTGGAGACAAACCAAACTCATAATCAAACACATAAACAGCTTCCTCACCAAACTCCCCAAAACCGCCTACAAGAAGCCCCAGAAAACCTCGGTAGCCCTCACCAACGGCAGCACCATCGAAGCGTACCCAAACAACCCCGAAACCATACGCGGACCAAAACTCCACATCGTTTACGCTGATGAATTCAACTTCATCCCAAACGACGAAGAACTCTACGACGCCATGCTCTTCACGCTTGGAACCACAAACGGCAAATTCATCTGCACCAGCACGCCGTGGCACACGGACAGCATCTTCTACAAAATCTTCCACAACCCCATATACGCTGATTACGCCAAAACGCACGTGACATGGCAGCAAGCACTAGAACCTGAAGGGCCTTTGAAGCAGCAGATTCTCAACCGCATAAAACGCCAGCTCGAAGGCGACCCCTGCCGATGGAAACGCGAAATGGAAGCCGAATGGGCAGAAAACGAAAACGTCTGGCTCCCCCAAGCCCTAATCACCGACTGCATCGACCACACTCTGGAATACGCCTCTTTCAACGAAACGCAGGGAGGTGATTTCTATGCAGGATTAGACCTGGGCAAACACCAGGACCACAGCGTTCTCGCAATAGTAAAGGCAGAAAACAACATCCTCAAGCTAAAGCACATGCACCGCTTCCCCCTCGGCACGCCCTACGCCAGCGTCATCGGCTACGCCAAAACCCTAAACGACCGATGGCAAAAAATCCACAAAATCCTCACCGACAGCAGCGGAGTCGGCGACTACATAACCGAAGACATGACCAACACCGGCTTACCGAACACGGAAGGCGCCAAGTTCACGCAGCAAACAAAACAGGAAATGGCACAACACCTCAAACAAGCAATGACCGAAAAACGCCTCAAAATCCCCTACGACAGCCAACTAATCGCGGAACTCAACACGGAACGCTACGAACTCACCAAAGACGGAAAAACCCGCTTCAACCACCCACCAGGCACACACGACGACCGCTTCTGGGCGCTTGCCTTAGCCGTTTACGCCACACGAACCCAACAAACGCCAAAACTCTGGATAATCCCCAAACGCCACACACAAAACCCACAAAGAGGCACCACAACATGACCCGCCGCAAACCAGACCACTTCCGCATCCACAAACTCAAACGCACCTACAACCACAAAACCGACACGTTCACCATAAACATAAGCTACCAAACCGCCATCAACACGCAGACCCCACGCACACGAGCAGTCGCAGAAGCATTCGGACTCGGCACAGACCCAGCAGAACGCTTCACACTCTACGACAACCTAAAAATCCGCATACACCCCACAGACATCATCCTCATCACAGGCGACAGCGGCTCAGGAAAAAGCGTCCTCCTCAAAGCCCTCAAACACGACTTAGACGCACAAGCCCAAGACGCCAACGACCTCAACATCAACCCAAACACCCCAATCATCGAAACCGTCGGCAAAAACACCACAAGCCCTCGAAATCCTCAGCAAAGTCGGCCTAAACGACGCCTTCCTCTTCCTCCGCACATACCAGCAACTCAGCAACGGACAAAAACACCGCTACCACATCGCACGCCTCACAGAAACACCAGCCCAATTCTGGCTCCTCGACGAATTCACCAGCACACTCGA